TGCGGGCGCCCTGGGTGATGCCCTGCCCGGCCTTGGCGACCATCGAGGACATGTGTGCGTACAGGGAGGCGAGGCCGCCGCCGTGGCTGACGGTGACGTGTTTGCCGTAGGGGCCGCCGCTCTGCACCTTGGCGACGGTGCCGTTGTCGACGGCGACGACCTTCGTGCCCGTCTTGGCGGGGAAGTCGAGACCGGTGTGGCGGCCGGATGACCACATGCTGCCCTTGACGCCGAACCTGGTGCCGTAGGGCGCATTGACCGGCTTGATCCACTGGCCTGAGGAGGGTGCGATGTCCTTGCCGCGGATGTAGTCGATGGCTTTGTCGATGAAGTTGAGCGGCGCGGCGCCGATCATCCCCGGGTAGGTGTTGATGTTCGATCCGAGGGCCTTGGTGATGCCCTTCTTGACCGGCTTGAACGCCTTCGCCGCGAGGTCGCCGAGCGTGCCGCGGACCGCGTCCGACCCCTTCTTGAGGACGCTGCCGACGCCGTCCGCGATGGACGATCCGGCGCTGCCGATGGCGGAGCCGATGTCGCCGAAGATGCCGCCGCCGGCGAAGCCCATCTGGGCGCGGGCCATGGCGGGGTGCTGGCCGCGGATTGCTGCCGCGTTCAGCGCGTAAAGGCGGGCCCGCTCATACGGGTCCTGCATGACTTCGGAGACGTAGACGCCTTCGCCGCGCCGCATGGGGACGAGTTGGTCGTCGCCGTCGCTGTAGCGGGACCAGCCGGGCAGGATGCCGCCGCGGGCGAAACCCTTGGGGAGGGGGATTTTCGGCAGGTCGGGCACGCCGGGGATCTTTGAAGCGGTGGCGTTCCAGACTTTGGTGACGCCCTTGTTATAAACCGTCTCAATCCAGAACTTGATGGGCGTCTTGACGTAGTCGGACAGGCCGCCCCAGATCTTCCCGAGGCCCTTGACGGTGGTGCGGAATGCGCTGGTGAGGGAGTCGGCGAAGGTGCCCCAGCCGCGGCGGATGCTCCTCCAGGCGCTGGAGGCGGTGGCGTTGACCTGATCCCAGAGGCTGCCCCAGATTCTGGTGGTGCCGCCCTTGAGCTTGTTGAAGCGGTCGGTGACGCCATCCTTGATCGATGTGGCGGTCTTGATGAGGCCGGTGAACATGCGGCCGAACCAGCCGATGGCACCGTTGACAATGTCCGGGATGATCGAGTGCCCGAGGAGGATGTCGTACAGCCACTTGAACCTGTCCACCACCCACTTCACGGCTTCCGTGACCATGTCCACGAAGGCCTGGAAGTGGCCGATGGCGATGGTGATGACCGGCACGAGGATGGTGATCGCGCCCGCAAGGACGGTCGCGAGCATGGTTGCGAGCTGGGTGATCAGCGGCATGAGGGGGGTGATGACCTGCAGGGCGAGGGTCAGGAGCGAAATGTTGAGTTCGGTCAGGGGCGGCACGAGCGGCAGGAGGGCGTCGACGAGCGTCGGAATGATGGGGGCCAGTGCGGCGAGGTTCTCGCCGATGAGGGCGGCGGCGGGCAGGAGCGCCGTGATCACGGGCTGGAGTGCGGTCACAGCCGCGCCAACGATCTTGATGAGGGTGTCGCTCAGTACGCCCAGGAACGGGCCAACGGCCTTCAGGATCGCAGCGATCAGGGTGCCGAGCGGCGCAAGCAGCGGCATGAGGTTCTGGACCAGGCCGATCAGCAGGCCGCCCGCGTCCTGAAGGATCGGCAGCAGCGCCTCGACCACCGGCATCAGCGCCCGGCCCAGCTCGCCAGCCAGCTCGGCGAGCACAGGCCCGAACCTGTCGGCGAGCTGCTGAATCACCGGGGCCAGTGCCGCCAGCAACGGCAACGCCGCCTGGATGACCGCACCCAGCGTCCCAGCCAGCAGCTTCGCGATCGCGTTGATCGCCGTGAAGATCGACGTCAGTGCGGCCTGGACTTGGGGGAGTTCGATGATGCGCCGGATCTCAGCCAGGGCGGCACCGATGACGCCGAAGAAGTCTCCACCCGCAGCGCTCGCAGCTTTGAAAATCCCGGCGATGATGCCGCCGATGTCGCCGAGAACCTTCCCGAACTGCAGGGCCACATCCAGCGCGGTGTTGATGGCGTCGGTGAGGCTGCCGTCCTTGAACCCCTGGGCGAGCTTCGCCATCACCCGGTCCACCACCGAGGCCGCACCCGACGTGATCCGGTCGAAAGCGGGCTGAGCGGCCACCGACAACTGCGCGAAGCCCGTCACCAACTGGCCGGGGATGGCGGACAGGTTGCCCAGGCTGGAGCGCACCCCGTCGAACAGCTTGCCGAGCGTTCCCGCCTTCTGCAGGTTCGACACCGCAGCCAGGGCGTTCTGCGCCATCGTGTTCAGCTCGCCGGCAGCCCCGACCAGGCCGCGGCGGACGGTCGGCAGGATCTGCCCGCCGACCTGCTGCAGGCGGGTTCCCACGCCCGCGAAAAGGCGGTCCTGGACGTCGAGTTTCATGTCCCGCCAGGCCGGCGCCATGTCCTGCAGGATGGCGACGAAGGCCCGTGCGTTCGGGGACAGCTTGGCTAGGGCGGTGTCGAGCTTCGACGTCTGTGCCGCCGCGGTCTGCTGGGCGTCGGCAAGTTGCCGGGCCGCGTCGGCTACGGCCTGCTGGGCGTCAGCGACCTGCCGCTGCCCCTCCGCCTGCGACTTCGCCACATCGGCCTGGGCGGCGGCGACGGCCCGCTGCTGGTCGGCGACCTGCTCGTCGGCGCGGGCGACTTGCTGGCGTGCCTGGACGACAGCTTGGGAGCCGTTCACGCCTGCTTTGTTCGCTGCGGCCGTGTCCTTGGTGAGGCGGCCCAGTTCGGTGCGCTGCTCTTCCAGGGACTGTACGGCGCGGTCGCGGGCCAGTTCGGACTGCTGGATCTGCAGCTGGGTGGCGGTCGGGTCGGAGCGGGTCTGCTGCAGGTCGAGTTCGGCCTGCTGGACGGCGAGGGTGGCCTCTTCCTCGGACAGGCGGCCGTCCTTGAGGCGGTTGTTCATGTCCTCGAGGTCGCGTACCGCTTGCCGCCTGGCCGCGGTCAGGTCCTGCTGGGCTTGCCGGGCGTCGCGTTGGGCGGCGGTGAGGCCTCGTTCGGCTTCGGCGACGTGCTGCTGCGCCTGCCGTACCCGGTCTGCGGCCTGGATTTGGGCGTCCTGGAGGGAGCGCTGCGCCCGGGTGAGGGAGCGTTGGGCGTTCTCGACCTGCCGGGTGGAGGAGGCGGCTTTGGTGGCTTCGGAGGCGACGGGCTGGAAGGCGGCCTTGATGGCGTCGCCAATCCCGGAGGTGCCGATCTTGATGGCGGCGAACCCGCCGACCAAGGTCGCCAAGGCGGGTGCGGCGGTGGCGGCGAGCGGCCCGAGTTGCGCTATCGCGGAGCCGAGGGAGGCGAGCGTCGGCAGTGCGGAGATCGCCGCGCCCGCAAGGACGGCGATCCGGCTGGAGAGCAGGCCGACGCCGGCTCCTCCTCCCCCGCTGCCGCCGAGCCCGTTGAGGCCCGCGGTGAGTGCGGCCAGGCCGATGGAGCGCACTCGCACGTCGACGGTGCGGTCACGGGTGAGGAAGCGCAGCGCTGCCGTCGCGGCGGTCGTGTCGGCGTTGGCCTGCACCGTCACCTGCCGGCGACGGGTGAGGTTGGCCAGGTCAGCGGCGGCGACGCGGGTGTCGACGTCCGCGCCGATGCGCACTGTTCGTCGTTGGATCAGGTTCCGGATCTCGTTCGCGGCGACCCGGGTGTCCACGCTGGCGCGGATGTTGACGACGCGGTCCTTGCACAGCTTGTCGAGGGCGGTCTCGACCTTCTTTGCAGCCGTGTCGTCGAAGACGGGCTTGATCGCCACTGTGGCCGAGCTGTCCCGCGTGATCTTCTTCAGGGCGAATTCGGCTGCGCTGGTGTCGAGGTCGACCTTGATATCGATCGTGCGGGCGGCTGTCAGCTTGTCGATGGCCTTCTTCGCCGGGCCGTCATCGACATCGAAGCCGATGTCGATCGTCCGCGCCTTGGTGAGCTTGTCGATCGACTTCTTCGTGTCCTCGTCATCAACATCGAAGTCGATCTTTATCGTGCGGGCTGCGGTGAGCTGATCGAGCTTCTTCTTCGTCGTGACGGTGTCAAGATCGAGGCCGACCTTGATGACCGGCTTCAACTTGCGGACCGCAGACTCAACCTTGCCGATGATGATCTGCCCGGCCAGATCTCCGGCGAGAACGGCGGGCTGGCGGATGGCCTTGGGCAGCTCGATCTTGAGCAGGTCGCCGAACCTGGACGTGTCCGGAGTCAGTGAAACCCGGGTGCGTCCGACGACTGTCGCCTCGGCCATGCCGCCTCCCTCCCGTTATCCGCGTGCTGCTGCTTCGAGTTCGGCGAGCCGCGCCCGCCACTCGTCGATCTCCGTCTCGTCGTCCTGCCGTTCCGGGGTCGGCGAGAACGAGTCGAGGTAGTGCTCGGCGCGCTGCCGTGCCTCCGCCTGGGCTGCGTCGTCGGCCTCGTGCGCCTCCAGCTGTGGCGGCTGCACAGGATCCATCTCTGGTGGCCGTCCTTTGAGGTGGGCGGTCCACAGGATGCGGACTGCCATCAGCAGGGCGTTGTAGTTCGCAGCAAGGAGATAGGTGCTGGATGTCCAGCGGCGCCCCTCGATGTCGCCGCCCGCTGCCGCCTTGGTGGCGGAGTCCTCCGGCAGCGCCCGGACCAGGTCGCGGAGTTCAGCCCAGTTCATCGAGCCTTCACCCCACGACATGGCCCAGAACTCCTCTAGGCGACGGCCTGGGTAGTAGCGCTGGAGGTCGGCGCGGACGGCTCCTGAGTGCTCGCGGAGGAGTTCGAGGAGCCAGAGCCTTCCCCCTCCGTGGTGCCCGCCTCGTCGGAGAGGCCATCGACGATCTCCTTGAGTTCGCCGACGGTGAGCTTGCCGACCTTGACGAGCCGGTCGAACGACTCAGGTGGGCGGGCCAGTTCGCGCAGGAGGCCGATGTTGGCGTCGCCGCCCTTCTCCTGGACTTCCTCGATGACCTCGACGGGCCAGTCGTCCTGGGTGGGGAGGGTGCAGACCTCGTCGACGCCCTGCTCGTTGGCGAAATAAATGTCGACGAACTGGACCTTGGCTGCGGCCTGGCGCTGGGCGCGCATCTCCTGAAGGCGGATGACCTTGCGGTTGGGCTTGGACACGGCGGGTTCCTTCTCGGGCGAGGGCGGGGCGGGGGCATGTCAGGTGGCCCGTCGTGCCGCCCCCGCCCAAGGGATTGAGCGCGACGGACCACCAGTTCGGGGGTTACGGGGTGGGGAGGGTGACGTCGGTGATGAAGTGCTGTACCGACTGGGCTCCGCCTGGGGCGGCGAGCGCGGTGAAGGTGAGGCCGAAGTTGCTGCTCTCTTCGGCGGAGTGCTTGATGGCCTCGCGGTCGGACACGCCGGTGCGGGCGATCATGATGCGGTGCCGCTTCCCCGACATGATCACGTCGAGGCCGAGGGCGATCTCCACCGTGTCCGCGACCGAACCGGAGCCGAAGGAGATGAACTGCTTCTTCGGCGTCGGCGTGGTCACCGCCGCCGTCGACGTCATCGAAGCCAACTTGACCTGGTAGTACAGGCTGAGGTTGTAGGCGTTCGTCTGCCGGAACACCAGCTTGAACGTCTGCGTCCTCTTACGTGCCAGGTCGACGACCGGTGCATCCTCGCCCCACGCGTCCAGCTGCGTGCGCTCCTCCTCGAGCGCCTCCTCCAGGCCGTCCGGGGTGATGAACCCCATGTCCTCGAAGTCGGAGCCCCACGCTTCCTCCGGCCCGGTCGGGAACGTCGCCCCGACCTCGGCCCGGTACGCCTTGCCGGCGGTACCAACGATGATTTCCGCTGCGTCGCCCACGGTGGGCCTCCTAGCTGGTCACACGGGGTGGGCGCACGCTCATCCCCAGAATCATTCCGACGCGGACCGCATCGGAGTTGAGGTCTTCGGGCCGGTCCTGCGGGCCGGTCTCCTGGCTGATCCCGCCCACCTCGCCGTCGGCGGTGGCCTGGTTGGGCAGGAGCTCCCAGGCGGCCAGGACGCGCAGGGCGAGCTGCATGGCCTTGGCGTCGTCGGTGTCGTAGCAGTCGACGCTGAAGCGGGGGTTGTCCCTGCTCGCCGGGTCTGCCCAGCCCCGCTGGTCGGCGAGGCCGCCGATCCGCAGCACCCGCACCACCGGCAGGGCAGCGTTGAGCGCCGCACCCTCCGGGGTCGCGGAGGTGACGAGCACGCCGTCGAGGGCGGCCGACAGAAGATCGATGGCGATCTTCTTGCCGTCGGGGAGGACAACCGGTGTCGTCATGGCTAGGCCGTCGCGCCCGCGGTCGTCTTGTCGGCGAACGCCACCAGCTCACTCTTGGTGGCCTTGTCGGCGTTGGCCTGCTCCATGCCCAGGTGCACGGCGTAGGAGCGCCAGTCGTCGACCTTGGCACCGTCGGCCGGCCGCGGGAACTCTGCCTCCGCCGCGGTCGGGGTGGTGCTCTTGCCGGACTGGTACGGCTCACCGACCTGCTCGGCGAAGCCCTTCCAGCGGTGGACCTCGTCGGGGGGGATCTCGATGACGTCACCGGGCTTCTTGTCGTTGCGCCAGAACGTCAACTTCATCTTCACGACGTCGCCGTCGGCCATCGGTGTCTCCTTCATCAGTGATCGCCGCCTGCGGCGTCGAGGGCGTGTCCGAGCGTGTAGTGGGGGCGGTGGATTGCGTGGCCGTGACGGTCCCGCTGGGTGGTGCCGTGCTCGACGTAGATGGAATGGTCGGCGTCGGCATCAACGTGCCGGGTGCCGTCTGCGTCGGGCTCTTTGACGATGTGGATGTTGTCTCTGAACTCGCCCGTGTCGACCGGGGCCGTGGCGATCGCGACCGCCTCGACCCTCTTCATGCGGGCCGTCAGGTCTTCCTGCACCTCCGGGTCGAGGGGCAGCTCGAACTCGATTGCCTCGTAATCCGGTTCGACGTCGATGCCGACGAGCGTGGCCATCAGCCCGCCACCTCCCGCAGGTCGACGACCTGCCCCGACAGCGGCCCCGAATGCTCCGGCACTGCCGGAACCCCGTCGACCTCCCAAGTACGGTCCTGCCAGCGGACCCGCATCCACTCCGTGACCTGCGGGGCCCGGGGCGGCATGAACAGGCGGGCCGTGGTGACGGTCTGATCGGAGGCGTTTCTCGTCTCAGAGGAGCCTGTGTAGTCGACGGTCGCCCGCCGCACCTCAGTTGGAACGGCGTGCTCCCAGTCGCGGACCTGCTTGTTGTAGGCGCCCGCAACGAGTGGGGCGTCCAGCAGGAACACCGTCTGGCGGTCGATGTGGCCCGGCATCAGCCCTCCACCCACACGAAGCCCGCGAAGTGGCCGGACGTGAGCAGGACGTCGGCGACCGAGTCCGCAATCCGGGGCGTGCTGCCCGCCCCGGAACCGACGGTGCGCCGCGTGAACGACCGCTGCCCCGTCGACATCGACTGGAGGTCGTTCTGCGCCCCGGTCTCGTCGTCGCGGTCGATCAGCCACTGCACCTGCTGCACGCACGCGTCCGACAAGGTCTGCTGCACGTCGGGGTCGGTGGTGTCATAGGCGAGGCCGTACAGTGCCCTGTCGATCGCCGTGGACGCCCGCTTCAGCAGGCGCACGGCGTTCTCCGGCGCAGGCTCAGGGGCGAGCCACGCCTCCAGTTCACTGACGGTCGCATACGGCATCGGCTACACCTGCGCCCCGTCGTCGCCGTCTTCGGCGACTGCGACGTACTCCTGGCAGTCCTTCTTCGTCGCCGCCGCAGCGTCCTCCTCGGACATGCCGAGAGACACCGCGTAGGCGCGCCAGTCGTCGACCTTCGAGTTCGCGTTCGGCTTGGCGGCGGGAGCATCCGGGTCGCTGGAAGCCGGAGCCTGAGGCGACTCCTCCTCCTGCTCGGACGCCTCCTCGTTGACGGGCACGAGATGGCCGATGGCGACCTGCTTGGCCATCTCGTCGGACAGCGGCTCATCCAGGTGCAGGCGCATGCCGCCCGCGCCCTGATACTCGCGGCCCGCCATCACAGCGCCCGCGGCAGCTTGAAGACGGTGATCGAGCCCGTGTGGCCGGACGCGAAGTCGACGTACATCTTCGAACCCTGCTGCTGGAAGCGGGCCGAGGTGAACGGGCCGAGCCACTCGACGCCCGACGTCAGGGCGACCGACTGGACGAGGTCGCCCTGACCGGCCATCCAGGCGGCGCTTCCGCTGCCCGCCTTGACGGTGACGTTCTTGGCGCTGCCTGCCGTGTTGGTGACCCGGATGAGCGTGTGCTCGGGGTCGACATTGTTGATGACGACGCCGTTGGTGACGAGGGTGGCGTCGATCGTGGTCCCGGCCGGGTCCGTGAGGTGGGCGTTCGGGACGAGAGGCGTATACGAAACTGCGGTGCGAGGCATGGGAAGGCTCCCGGGTCTGAGTCAGGGACGGCGAGGATCAAGCACGGGGAGGGTCACGCCGGGTCGATGAAGGCCACGGCGATGCCGGTCGGGCGCACGAGCTTCGCGCCGTACACGTGCAGACCTCGGACCGCGTCGGCGATCGTCGTCTCCAGGCGGAGCGCCTCGGTCTCCAGGATCTGGTCGGCGTAGGTGATCGCCCCGGGGTAGCCGGCCTGGATGACCTGGGTGTCGGCGGTCGGGTTGGGGGCGTTGTTCGACATCAGGATGTCGAAGCCCGCGGCTCGGCCGATCATGCCGTTGCGGAGGCCCTCGCTGCTGCCGGAGGCGTCGACCTTCACGAAGCGGTCGTCCTGCAGGAGGCTGCCTTCGAGTTCCGGGGTGATGACGACGTAGCGGCCCTCGGTGGGAACGCTGGCCCGGTTGAGCCGGGTGCGCAGCGGGATGAGCACCTTGTTGTAGGCGTCCGTCGGCGTGGTGAAGGTGTTGACCGGGGCTCCGGTCGAGCCGACCGTGTTGCTGCTGGCGACGCCGGTGTACAGGTTGGCGACGTAGGTGTCCGCAGCGTCGCGCAGCTTGTACGCCGAGTTCTGCGCCATCTTCGTCATCGGGTTGACGCGGGCCTGCGCCTTGTCGACGTCGTCCAGCTTGAAGGCGAAGAACTTCTTCCGGTCGATGATCAGGTCGACGCCGGCGGTCTCGATGTCCTCGTAGTTGAGGGGCGTGTTGGCGTCGTAGTCACTGATCGTCGGGTCGCCGATCGTGGTGATGTGGACGGACTGCCCGTAGTTCTGGATCTCGCCCTCGTAGTCGCTGTTGACGAGCTGCGGCTGCGCGTAGACGAGCGAGTTCCGGAGCGCGTCGAGCAGCAGCGCAGACCAGATGTCGGGCTTGAAGTTGGCGATGGACAAGGGAGGCTCCTATGGTCAGCCTCCGCCGCCCAGGTAGGCCGTGAAGCGGCCCTCTCTGGTGGCTTTGGCGATCTCTTCGGTGGTCATCCGCTTTCGGTCTGCCTCGCCCAGTTGCCGCTTGCCGCCTGGGGCCCCATCCATCGGCGCGCCACCCGCTGGGGTGGGTTCCGGCTTCGGCTCGGGCGCCTTGGCCGCGAGCTTGGCGTTGCCGTCCACTGCCGTCTTCACGGCCTTGCCGACGGCCTCGTCGAACCCGTCCGCGGTGGGGTCGAGTTTGGCGATGGCGTTGGCGAAGGAGCGTGAGTCGAGCAGCGCGTCGGGGTCGCCGCCGTGCCGTCCGGCCGTCTTGTAGACGGCGAGCTCAACGGCGGTCTGGCGGGCCTGCGCGCGGGACTCCTTGGTCTCTCCGCGGGCCTCGTCCAGTTGCTTGGCGAGCTCTTCGGGGGTGGGCGGCTTCTGCTCGTCGGTCTCGATGCCGAAGGCGGCGGCGACCTTCTTCATGAAGGCTGCCTGGTCGTCGGCGGCTTTCTGTTCCGCGGCGATGCGCTTGGCCTTCTCGGCTTCGACGTCGCCTCGGATGTTCTCGACGAGCTTTTCGAACTTTGCCTGGTCGAACTCGCCCTCGAACTTCGGGGCCTTCCCCTTGGGTTCGTCGGCGGGCTTCGGTTCGGCGGGTTCGGGCTTGGCGGGAGTTGCGGGTGCGGCCGGCTCTGGCGGAGTCGGTGCGGAGTCCGTTGGCGCGGGCGGGG